GAATGCTAACGGCAGTTACAGTACCACTTGCGGTAGGAAGGGTTACTTCGGCTTCGTAAACACGAACACCTTTAGCAACGGTTTGTGAAAGAGTAGCCATTGTCTAAATCTCCCTTATACCAAGTTGTACTTTGCGTTCACAAGTGCTTCTGGACGAAGAATCTTGCGACCATACAGATGCATACCACGAACGATGTCAGCGAAGCTGTCAGGGTCACGGTAGGTTTCAGTCTTGTTAATCTGCTCTGCAGTAGCAACAGCAGAATCGTGACCGCCAATCATTACGCCGTAGTTAGAAGCGTTAGTACCACCAGTTGTTGATGGACCAGTTCCAATTGAAGGCAGGTTGTTGGAAACGTAAACACGGAAACCATGCAGGTTGTTCAGCACTAGACCATTTTGCAGACCTGAACCGCCGAAATCAGCATTGAACAGACGTGAATCTTCGTCCATGAGGATTTCTTTGAATACAGGGTCGATAACGAGCCAGCGGCCTTGAGTATCGACATTCTGTTGATCCAGCTTACGAGCCATGCGAGCAATAATCTGCAGTGCGTTGGCATTACCTGAACCAACAGTTGCAGAAGTTGCACCACCAGCACGTGGCTGAATACCAATTGATGAACCTGCTGAACCACCGAAGTCGTCAGCTTCCAGCTTCATTGAAGACAGGAGTTCATCTGAACCAGCAGTTGTAACTGCTTTTGAACCATTAACAGTTGTGTTAACGGTATCAGCCGCACCATGAAGTGCAGACTGGGTGTAGCCTGACAAGTAGCCAAGAACGTCTTGGTCAAACTGGTCAGCAAGGCGATACGCAGCACGGTCACTTGCCAGAGACTGGAAGTTAACGTGTGAGTGTGCCTCTTCAATGTCGTCAACCTTGAATGCAAAGTAGTTAGCTTTGTCAATCGTCAGGCTGAAGTCTTCATCGTCAAGGTCTTGTGCAGTGATTTGAGTACCACGTGCATAAGCCTGAACTGAAATTTCGGGTTCCTTGATGATCTTCACGGAATCACCCATGTTAGCAATTTCACCAAAGTAGTCGGAGTTGGTGATTGCTTCAGCAACAGCAGACTTGCGGAAAGCAAGTTGCACCTGTTTGCTGTAAATTACGGGTGAAAAATTACCGTTAGGAAGATTGCCATACCCCGCTGCGGAAGTAAATGCCATTTTAAAATCTCCTATTGTAGCATTTTACAGATGCAAACTCACAAGACTAATCAGAGGCTGATTCACAATGGGTGCGTATTTTATCCAGTTGGCCTACCAGATATTCAACGGGCCATGCTCTTCAGGTAATCCGTAAGACATTGTTGTTTGCTGATTGATGTAAGCAGGTAGCTAACCCACTTACATCTTTGTTGACTATAGTTATACTTACAAACAACTATTTGTCAACACTTTTTTTACTTTTATCTGGCTGATCCAGATATATCATAGATAAACTTTCCTGTACGGATAGACTCCATGATTTCATCAGAACGCTTCTCATATTCTTGAGGAGACATTTTCTGAACTTCAGATTCACGTAAATATGTAGAAGTTTCATCTTCTTGCGGTTTACTACGTGAAGTTTTTGCATCTACAGATTTAGCGGCATCTTTACCAGAAGTTTTCTTTTTTCCAGTAATACCACGATCTGCTTTGTACAAATCAATTGCTCTTGCGGCAGAACGAGCGTCATTGTCGTTTTCATACAATGCCTCTTGCACCCATTTAGGCTGTTCGTCAGCCCATTCGTGAAAATCATCACTGTCACGAATCTCGTCAAAGTCAGGGTGCAGTCGCATAAGCTCTGCTTCTGCTTTTTCTTTTGCCGCAGATAATTGCATATCATCAATCATTTTCATGCGTTCTTCAAGTGAAGACGCTTGCTCTTTTGCTTTTTTACTTGCAATAGTTTCAATGATTGCAGCAACATCAGGATATTCTTTTGCCCATTCTTCAATGTCTTCATCTGATTTGGGCAGTTTCATTTCTTTTTTTGTTGCGGCATCTAGCTGTTGTCGAAGTTCTGCAATTTGTTGCTTAAACTCTTCTGACTGCTTTTGTTGATGCCTACGCAAATCAGAGTAACGCTTTTTAAAAGTTTTCTCTTCTGCGTTTGCTGGCTCTTCACTTTCTTCTGCATCAGCTTCTTGTGGTTCTGGTTCTTCTACCTCGCCTCGTTGCTCTTTTAGAAGTTGTTCAAGCTCTTCTTCATCTTTTTTGATCTTTTCTTCTTTTGAGTATGGTTTACTCATAAATGCTTTTTTTGTTTCAGGCTGCATTTCTTCAGCCATAATTGTAGCGGCTTCTGCCATTGTTTTCTCCTTCTCTGGGGCCACCGTAGCCATGTCGGGGGATGGGTAGCCAGATTATAGTCTATATTTTTTTAGAAGCTAGACCACCCTTCTTTTTTTCAGTCGGCAAAGGTTTCATAAAATTACCCATTGCCGCATCAAAGTCTGCACCAAATAATTTAGCCATTATTTTTCGTGCAGGACCATTCATTAGTTCACGAACATACTCACGCTCTTCAGGTGTAAGGTCAGCGTAATTGTCATAAATTTCTTGTAAGTTTAATTCTAGCATGTTTCTTCACCTTTGTATAGAGATTTGTAATCAGAATTGTTTACGAATAAACCGATTCCATAGCACAATGCTTCTCCTACATTTTTAATAATTTTACCAGTAATACTTGACTTCGTATATTTTTTGGGATTGACAATGTGTGCAATTTCTTCTGCACGTTTCAAAGTAAAGTATAGCATAAACTTTGTCAATTTATCACTTTTACGCATTTTTTGCACAGTTGGAATTGCCCAGTAGTGGTATCCTTTAATAACGGTAGGAGACAAATGACGTGCTGTATATACAACATCCATTCGATATAGTTCTTTGCTTAACTTTCCTTGACGATAAAGTTCTGTACAAATAACACGGCTATCCGTAGAATTTTCAGATTCACGTTGTTCACGTTCTGCTGCTAGTGCCAAACCTTTAGAAGAAGATGTAGGACCAGTAGACTTAACGGAATTTCCTTGGCTATCTCTAACAACATTACCTTTGCTATCCGATACTTCATCCGGACCTGCGGGGCGAGAGCCAAGATTTGCAGAGCGTCCTTCTGATCTTGCCGCAGCAATTTCTTCTCTTTCAGCTTTTTGAATTTCACGTGTTATATCACGGTTAAAATTATCACGAGCATTAAATGCGTCATCATATTTTCCTGCTTTAATATCTGCTTCGTACTGTTTATTATAACCAGTACGACCAGTCATTTCTTGTGTAATTTTATCTTGAATGTTTTCACGCTCACGGCGATTTGAAGATTTTGCCGCCGCTGTAATCATGTCACGTAACTCTTCTGTTTTTGTTTTTGGTTGCCCTGCCACTGCACGTTGAACTTTAGCCGTTGCTTCTTTACGAAGAGATTCTTCATCTAGCGGTTCAGTAAATGCTTTCCGAATATTTTCTTGTAGCGTTCCCGCTTTCGCTTGCGCAGCAACATTTAAATCATATTGCACATCTTCAATAGCGGCTTGCCTAATTTTTTCTGGTGACACATTGGGTCTTTCTGCAGATAATTCGGCAATCTTTTCTTTAACTAGAGTATCAAATGATTTAGTTTCTGGCTGTGTTACAGGAGAAACAGCAGCAGCTTCAGTAACCGTTGCAGGCTGTGTTGCTTTTGCAGTTTCAGTAACAGCAGTTTCACCTAGTGTAGTACCTACACGTGCCGTACCCGGTTTTGTAGCCTCGATGTTTGCCATTATTTCTTCACGAGTACCTAGACCTGCTTTTACAGCCGCATCAATCATTTCATTACTAATAGGAGAATCATATCCTGCTTGCACTTGCTTTGAAATGTTCGCAAAAGGCCCTGTTCCTGCTATTGCTTGTTGAATACTCTCTTCACCTTTTTTAGTTTTCAGGCCAGCCATTGATGCTGGAGACAATCCCATAGCACTTGCTTTCTCACTAATTTCTGGTTCTTTCGTTAGACCTGTAGCCTTACCTAGCCCATAAACAAGATTACCAATAAGGCCACCTTTTACACTAACCTTTTCACCTGTCCTTGGATCAAAACTATTACCCTGACCATCTGCAATTGTACCATCTGCTAGAACAGTACCGACTTCGGGATTACCAGCAAGAAAACCAAAAGGAGAAATACCTAACAAAGCCTCTCCAATACTCTGTTCTTTTGTATATCCAAGCTCTTTTGCGGCGGCTTTACGTGCTTTAACTTCTTGCCTACGAGCTTCTTCTTCTGCTAATTCTTCTCGTGACGGACCACCATCACCACCTGTATCTGTTACAGTTGTTGTTTGTGGCGTAACAGTTGGTTGAGGAGTTGTTGCTGCTGGTTCTTGTGATTTCTTTTTATACCCTGCTGGAACAGGAATCAAAGGATTACCGTTAGCATCAACAGGAATTTGCATTTCTTGCCCAAGATCGTTTACGTATGTTTCATAAGTAGGTTGGGCTACCTGTTGAAATGTAGGCATCTGTGCTGGCTGTTGCATAGTAGGAACAAACGCTTGCACAGGAGGTGCAGGAGGAGGTGGAGGTGCGGGAGGTGCTGGTGGAGGTGCGGCAGGACCTGTTGTAGGAAGATTTTGGAATAGTGAAGGCTGGTATCCTTGAATACCTGTATTACCTGTTTGCGTAGTCCCAAAAGGCTGTGGCATACCACCTACAGCAAACTCTTGAACATCGTCTTCCATTTCGATGTCGTCAATTTCAAATGGAATGTCATCAGGCAAAGTGGCTTCATCTGAATTGCCCATCATGCCCATTTGTTCCATGCGCTGCAAGCCTAGTTTAGCTTCTTGCCGAAGTTCCATCATTTTATCTAGGCCATGATAACGAACTGCATCAGCAGGCATAACAAACTCACCTTCGCTTAATTGCGCAGGAATATCATCACGAACTTCTTCTTTAGTAGACCCAATCGGAACTTCGTTACCTGATTGCTCATCTACTTGACCGCCTTCTTGCATTAGACCGCCAGTTTCAAAGAGTTCCATTTGTTTTGCAATAGCCATAGTTTTATCCTTCAGCTTTGTTTATATCCTCACGCAAACGATTTACTTTACGTAATACCTCTATAGCACCTTGTGCTTTATGCACCGCTACCATATTATCAGATTGTTCCAACACTTTATGTTGCTGGTCAATAAGTGTATTCAGGTAATTACTGAAGTGGCCCCACTGGCGGCTGTTGCTGACCAGTGGTTTCAGTTTGCTGAATATTTCCTTGTCCATTCGCACTAAATCCTTGTTCACCCGGAACTGGTGCTTGACCTGTTCCAATATTGCCACCACCTGCACCTGTTGTGTCCATAGCATCTACACCTGCCATTGGCATTTGCTGTTCTTGTGCGGGTGCTTGGAACTGTTTCATTAGTTCAGCTTGTAAGGCGGCTTCACTCATATTGTTGGTTACTTTGTCGGGGTCAAGGTCGAGAGACTTTGCAATCTCACGAATAACATACTGAAATTTAGCAAACGGCGCAAGTGCAGGATTGCTCGCAATTCCCAAGAACTGCATCAATCGCTGACTGCGAACTTCATTTGCCATAAGGCTTTCTGTGCCTCTCGCTTTAACTTCCAAATCACCCTTAATATCAGGGTCAAAATCAAACTGCATATTAAAACGGAAGAATCCTTCACCAAGCGGGCGAAGCAGATAATCGTCTACATTCTTAATAACAGTTTTAATACTACCACTTGCGGCATTCATAAGCATTGAAATGCCTGATGCAGTACGACCTACACCTGTCACGCCTGTCTGTCCGTATGAGAATGATGGCAAGCCAGTGCTTTCATCAGCAAGCTGACGTGCTTTATCAAACAACATCATATTCTCGCTAGAGACATTTGGATACTTTGTGCCGAAGATAGCCTGACCCGGTGCGCCGCCTTGTCTGCGGAACACCTTGCCCGGATACAGTGACAAGTCTTGACCCGGCACTAGATTTGTTTCATCTACTTCAACGATCAAGTTGCCAGACAATACGGCGTTATCTACAGCCATACGCATAAAGCCATTCATCAGCGTCTGTGTATCGTCCATGTTCTCTGCAATACCTACACCAAAGAATGAGTATGGATTCAATTCATAAGGAGCAGCCATGTACGGAATTTTAGCAGGCTTAAATGGGTTAAGCACCATGCGAAGTAGTTTGCCGTTACAAATCCATACATTTGCTTGCAATTCATCGAAGTCTTGAAGTTCAGATGGAATTTCTACACCTTGTTCTTGAATCATGTCCGTATCGACCATGCCCCAATACTCAAGAACTTCAAAACGGTCAATACCATGTTCTGGTGCATAGTCAGAAAGGTCATCTTCCCAATACTTTTTAATATAGTTTTCACCAAAACTAATAACTTCATCAATCACACTAGAACGAAAGTATGGACGTTTTTTAAGTTGACGAAGTTGTGAGCGTGACATTTTATGACGCTCAATAACAAACTGCGCTTCGTCCATGTTATTCGCATCTGGGTCTGGATAAAAATTCCAAACAGATACATGATTAACCTGTGGCACTGTTTTTAGTGTAGGATCGTATTCGCCTTCATCGTTCCAGTTAGGATACTCTTTATCAACAGCAAACGGACCTTTCATTACACCTGTACCAAACAATGCCATTTCAAATGCGGCATTGCGAAGATGTTTATTTGCACCAGACTCTTCAAGTTGATCGTGAATTTTTAATTGCATCTTTTTAGCCGCAACCATAGCAGGACTAAACTCTACTGCTGTCGGCGTTTTGCCAGAACCTTCTTTTAGTTTATCTTGAACTGGATCAAGTTTACTTGCTAGAGGCCCAAGTTTTTCTGCAAGTGTTTTAGCAGTAGCACCCGGAGCAAGGTCATTGCCATCACCTTTATATCCGTAAGGGCTAGACAGCATAGTTTCACCACGCAACTGCTCTGGTTCTTGTGGATCAAAATGAACATCTGCAACTACTCCATCTGGTAGTTCTGTAGGGTCAACGGAAAGAGGAAAACGATTGCTGGCAAATAAAACATCAACAATCTGACCATACGCAGCGAGTGTTTTAGTTTTAGTTACTTTAATAAAGACACGAGATTTTTCAGTTTCGGTAAATTGAACGTCAGGACCGTACAAACCACGATAATTGCGGTACGCTTTCAACCAACGCTCTTCATCCTGATACCTGTAATCTTCGGCACGATTGTATCGTTCCAGAATAAATGGAATAATGTTTGCTACATCTACATCTTCAAGTGCAGTGTTTTCGGAATCTTCTAATGCAATTGCATCATCTTCCATCATAATTTCATCATCAGCCATGTTAATTCCTTAATATCCAAACGTAGCATCTGCTACACGCATACCACCGCTTGGTCTTCCCATTGGATCATAATCAAAAATACTAAAACGAGGTCTAGACATTATACCATACCGCAGAGCATCATACAAGTGGTCTTCACTTTTTGTGTCCACGTCTTCTGGGTTTTTCTTGTCCAACGGTATGGAGGGAAGTTGGGCAACGATGTTTGTGCAACTATTAAAGAAAACAAGTCTAGGTTCCTCTGTGTATTCGTCTATTTGAAGCCGTCTGTGTATTTCGTTTTTACCTGATACACGACTTCCCTTACTTCTGTCTGATGGTCTCCACCGACAACCTTTACTAATCATTTGTTCAGCAAGGCTAGGACCAGTATCGCCACGCTTATGCCAAAGAGAACTGTCAAGAACACCATACTTAATGTTACCATCCCCAGCTTCCAGTTCAAGTATTTGCTCTGCCAAATCCGTTGCCAAAACTTTTGAAACGTAATGTTCCCGATATACAATAAGCTGTTCAGAAGGAGCAACAGCAAACCAAAGCACGCCAGAATAGCTACCATAGCCATAATCACAAGCCCTAAACTTAACCCAATTACTAGGAATGGTGAAAGGCTCAATAACGTGAATATCACGATTAAATTCTGTAAAAGCCGCACCTTCTTTAATATCCCAATCGCCTTCTAGCAACTGTCTTCGTTGCTGTTCAGGAAGAGACAAAAGCATTGCTTCGTAGTCACCTGCTTCAGATAGGTATGGGTTATCAGACAAACGTGCAGGAATAAATCTCCTTTTGAAAAGAGGTTTACCAGCTTTAGCATGTCCTGCTGGATACCGTAGAACTTCTCCAGTTTCTATGTCTGTAGCATCAAATGACCTATTATAAGGTGCAGGGTCAATAAACATTTTCTTAACCCAATGATGCCCCCGTCCTCCGGGGTTTGTAGTTGCCCTCATAAAGATAGGCAAGTCTGGTGCAGTAGACCGTAGACGACTTCGCATGTAGTTCCATGCGTATGGGCTTGCCCATTGTGTCAGTTCGTCAAAGCCTATCCAACTAAACGCTAGACCCTGATAGCGCAGGACATCTTCATCTCTGTCGAGGTATGACATCCACAACCTCGCTCCAGATGGCGCAGTCCACTGCATCTTTCTTTCTGACCACTTAATTCCCGGCCAGATTTTCGGATATAGTTCCTGCGACTTAAATATAAGTTCTCGCAGTTCTTCCGTTGTGTGTCGCAGTAGCAATCCACTAAACTGTGGATGACCCATATATCGTAACGGGTCTGCCAACATTGCGTAAGATTTACCGCCACCTGCTGAACCACCATATAGAACTTCACGCTCACTAGCGGCTAGAAAATCTGTTTGTGGACCTGCATTTGGTTTAAACAGAACATTTGCAGTTTCTTCGACAGATACTTTTTCAATTTCATGTGAAACAGTTTCCTTAACTTCAACCGCTGGCTTTTGCGCCTGTTCTTGCTTCTTCGATTTCTTGCGCTTTGGCAATTGCCGTTTGCGCATATTCTGCCCACTTGCGGAGGCTTGCAGCTTTGTTCTTACGTTGTCGCTCATTCTGTAACCGTTTTCTTAAACCTACGTGAGATATGTATCTGCCTGTATTTGTGCTTAACCAGTTTGCTACTTCACGATACGAGTATTGATTTACATGCTTTCTTGCTTTTTCTAGCAAATCTAATTCAGTTGGTATTGGGTCAAGAATGTCGGGGTCTTGTTCATTTTGCTGATAACCAAATGGTACAGTCCGTGCAATACGAGGTATCTGTACCCATTCGTTGTCTTCTTTAATATCTGTTGGCTGTGGAAGTTTCCACTGCCCTATGCTTCTAGTCATCGTCTTCTATAGGTGCTTTTGCTGGCATAAGCATAACACCACCTGCGGCTTCTACTTGCACTTTCTCTGTCTTAATCAAGCCAGTGCGGTCAAGCAGTTCTTTGGCAGCAGACATCTTATCACGAATACCAAGTTCAGTTGGATCGTACAGTGCGCCAGTCATAGCCATAGCCGCTTTAGGTGCATTACGTGCCATATACATTTGTGTAGCCTCAAGAATCTCTTCTTTAAGACCTTTGACAATTGCAGTTGTTGGCGTATTTTCTGAATAGCCAGCCAGTTTCTTTGCGGCAACTACGTCACCGCCAGCGTCCTCAAAGAGAACGTCAAGAAACTTCTGTTGGCGTTCATTTAGTTCTCTAGCCATTTTCTCTCTTCTTCGTTATAAGGCCACATGTTATTTGCCTTTGTTTTGACAGCCACCAACTGCTTTACAATTAGCAGGAGTCGGACAACCTTTACATGGTTTAAACTTTTTATACATTACATCTCTCCAGAGTGCATAGCGTGTGCTAATTTTGTACTACGTGATTTTACCTGATTTGCCCACCTGCTGTCAAGCATTTCTTTTGCTGCAGTAGCAAAATCATTTTCGTGAACTGCTGCCCACATCTTTTTAAACTTGCGTAATCTTGGTACACCCATATTAAATGCCATGTCTACAAGTACAAGTTGACGTACAGAGTCAAGCCCGTCTACGCAAGGGTGCGCACTTAACAGTTCATTTTCGACTATTTGCACGTCATTCTCTGCTAGATAGACCGCATCAGCTTCTGTAATACCATACTCATAAATATGGTCAATAGTAGGAATATCTAAATCATCTAGTTCTTCCTTACTAATACCACGGTCTTCTAGGTTTCTTCCAATACCAATTGTGTCAATGCCCAATGTGTCTTGATACACTGTAAGCACCATTCCCTCATGTTTAATGAGTTCTTCAATCAGTTTGGTTTTATCATATTTCATTTACGTGTCTCACTAATCCGATGATTGGAACTACCCGGATGTTTGCCTTCGTGGTTCATCCACACAGCGAATGCCCCTGTCATTGCGCCAGTTACCACAGATACTAAACCAGCCTGTGCTGCACTGGGTTCTGGTAAGGACATGAACCACTCGACTACACGCCAACTCATAAGCGTCATTACGAGCATCATAAATCTTGGTAACAGTTTCCATTCAAGTATCTTTTCTGCGGCCATTATTTTTTACCAAAGAATTTTGTAGCCGAACGTACGCCAAAAGAAGCAGCAACGATGACTCCGACAGAATACTGATACCATTCTGGCATTGCTTCAAGTTGCGTGAATCCGTTTTTGACGACATCTTCCATTCCCGGAATAAAAGCAAGTATTAGTGGAATGCTAAATAGAATTGTCAGCCACTCGTCTTTCCACGAGTTAGCCGACCCTTTAGCCATTTCCAAATCCCAATCAATCTCGCCTGTTGCCTTTTTTTCCATGATGACAGCTTCCGCTTTAGCTTTCGCCACTTTGGTAGCAGTCTCTGCTTTAGTCTTTTCAACTTTTCCATTCAACCATGTCCCCGCTAGTTCAGCTACTGGACCTATTAGCAAGTTTAGCATATTTCTGTCCTATAATAAATTGTAACAATTCTAATCGAGATTCCCAATCGGGTACTTCTTCTCGCATAAGTCTAATGTTACATTCCTCTGCGAAATCTCGCAGTCTTTTTTGCAATTGATTCTGGTTGTCGTACAAATTGTTTTCCTGCACGTGTACCTTCCCTTTTGGCTCTAGTTGTAGCAGAATATTCTGCACTTGTCAAGGACTTTATTGCTTTTTCAGGAAGGTAGCGTTCACCTGTCTTTGCAGAAGGCTGTCCACTTTTAGTACGCCACTTTTGTTTAGTCCATGCTTTTAAACTCTTTTGTGGACCTTTGAGTGCCATTAAACCATTCCTCTATTCTTCATTCCCCAATACACAAGTATACCAAGGATTCCAATTCCAAACAAACAAGCAATGCCTATAACAACAAACTCAATAAACTTTTGTCTGCGTTCACGCTGACGATAGAGTGTCTCTTGTCTTTGCTTTCGTATCTGCCCTTCCATCTTAACCAGTTCATCCCAAGCAGTAGAACTTATTGTGTACTGCATCCACTGTTTAAGTTCATCTCGCTGCTGCTGTGCTTTGCGTTTAGCAGCAAATGCTTCCATAGCCTCTTGTTCAATACTCTTGCCAGCAAATAACTTCTTAAAGATAGGCGGGTTCTTGGCTTCTTTCTCTGCCTGTTCAATATCAGACAATGCACCCATCCAACGCCCCAAGTCCGATGCCATCTGTTCGATGTCACGTCCTACTTGAAAACCTTTTTTGATTGTGTTGAATGCTGCAGAGGCTGTCGCCATTGCGGTAACGGGGTCCATCAGTATATCCTTACGTTGTCGGGGTTTACGTATTTAGGTACACAGTAGGTTGTGACTCTATCTTTTGGGTCTATAAGTGAATAGTATCTATAGTTGCCATACCTCTTCGCTAATTCAGATGCAAAGTAATTGCATTCTGTTACGCTCTCAAAGTACATGTCATTACTAATTAATTGTCTGGTATCTCCTGTACCTAGATATACCAATAGCAGGAAGACGTGTTGCATATCATTTGTAGCCACCCCCTGCTGCCTTGTATTCACGTGCTAGCATCTGTGCCTTACGTGCTGACCACTGACCGGGCTTACCACCTTTGCTGCCAGCCTTAATCTTTTCAAATAATCTTTTTCTTAATGCGGGTTTAGTGTAGTTGCCAGCCTCATTAACTCTACTTTTGCTCTTCTTTTTAGTGACCTTCGATTTGCTAGTTTTTCTAACGCTGCCACCTTTCTTGTATTCTTTTTGTTCCTTCTCCACGCCGCT